GCCCGCTGCGGCGGCTAAAGCCTGTGCCCACCGGAATCAGTTCCAGCATATCCGTCGGGAATTTCGTCTTCGCCATGCTGGGCGGAACAGGCTGCTGCAGGAGAGCGAACCCGCTTCTGCCCGAGAGGCTGTCTTTTTGGCTGTGCTCGTTCCGCACCAATGGCTCCGGACTTCTGCAGCTCGCCACGGATAGGGCAGTCAGCATAATGCCGGCAAGTAGAAGCCCTCTGAATGGTACGGTTAAGTTCCCGCACTGCCTTGTAGAGTTTAATGTTCTCATTCTGTAAGTCTATTAATGTTCCTGACAGGTTGTCGTACATTTCCTTATAGGCGTCGTTCCGCTCCTTGGCGGCGAGCACCTTGTTGTTCTCCCGATGTCTCAGCCATGCCCAGAGGGAACCGGCAATGCCGCTCGGCACAAGCCATTGGAGAATCTGCATTACCAGGTCTGAATTCATGGCTGGAAATCATTAAGGGTTATCAATCATCAGAGCAGTTCCCATCCCGCTTCCACGTCCGCCGTTACTGCCGGCACTCCGTTTTCCACCTGTGAGATGGCGGCGGCAAAAGCGCACATGGTTACCCGGTCGTTCACATCGGGCACATACGTGTTCGGAACCTGCATCTCCCGGCACACCCGGCTGATATAGCCGGAAGTGTTGTTTTCCACAGGAGGCGCCCAGCGGTTGATGAAGTCCGCTATCGTACGGCAGCCGTTGTTACGGCGGTAGTTCTGCAGTAACTTTATCAGGGCACGATAACCGTAGGCCATCGTACGGAACTGGCAGAAAGACCTGTCACGCGAGGGGCGGATTTCCCCCTGCCACACAGTACGTGACAGGCGGATGTTACCCGGATTATTGTTGCGTAAACCTCTGCTCATGGCTATACCTCCAGTTCTTCACCTGCATCATCCGGGATGGGATCAGCCTTTTCTGCAGCAGTTTTTGCCGCGGCTTCTGCGGCTTCGCGACGAATCTGCGCCCAATGCTTGTCCGCCGTCACCTCAGCATTGGAAGTCTGTGCTGTCTTGCCGTCATAGCTGTAAATAGCACCGATAGCCTCCTGCTTTTTGGGCATCGTGATTTCGTAGTGACGGAAATTAACAAGGCTTTCTTGCGTCTGAGGGTTGATACGTGCCTCACTGTAGTACATTTTTGTAGAACCCTGTGCGCGGAACATGCGGGGAACATAGAATGCGACGGAGGCCTGCATATCCGTCTCACCGGGAGCGGTACCGAAAGGAACTTTCACGCCGGCATTGGTGAAGTACGGGCAGTTCACGAATTCGTAAATCTCAAAGCCATACATATTCATCACCTTGCCGGTAGTGTAGTTATAGTATTGCTCGCGGAACTTCTGGTCTTCCTCCAACAGGTCATTGATGTGGTCGGGACAAAGTACCAGGCGCCGTCCGTCGGTAGGTATTTCCGCCTTGTCGAAAGCACGTTTCAGGGCGATGACATCCTTGCGCGTCATCTTCTTGCGACCTGCAGTGTCCGCCTCACCTGAAGTAGGAATTACAGGAGTGGTTTTCGTATTGCTGTACGGAGCCAGTGCATGGATGGCTTTCTTGTATTTGGCCGTATCTATGGCATTACTGTGCCGTTCCACATCGGTGGAGAACTTGTCGTATGAAATGGCATACAACTGGTCATCCGTCACGCGGGTCGCTTTTGTCTGGTATTTGTCCAGACCGATGGGTATATCGCTTTCCGCGAGATTCTGGACCGGAATCGGATAGGTGGTATTGTTTATCAGCACATCAGGATCACCGCCTACATCCACCAGATGGATGACCTCATTCTCGGCTTTGGCCGAATAGTCAGGAATCCCGTTCAGAAAACTCGCCACCAGCCCGGCATTCAGGCGTTTTACCAATTCACCGGTCCAAACCTCTGTGTAGACGCCTTCAAAAGCGGAGCCTGCAGGCATGAAGTTACCAAGTACAACCGGAACAACCGTTCCCGTCACCATTCCATAGGCAGGGTCTACCCCCGCCATGCATGCCAAAGTCACTCCCATGAGGATATTGAACAGCATGCCACAAATAAATTTAATCATTTTCTTACATTTTTAAATTAGAAATCTTTTTCTCACTCTCTTAGAATTTCGGGCAATCGATGCCATATTCCGCTTTGTACAAGGCACGATATCTGTCCGGATCATTCTCGCGCATGAGCTTCAGTTCCGCTTCCGGAACCTCTCTCAGCTTGTTCCATTGTCCTTTGGGTACCGTACCGCCCGGCGTGTTACCTGTACCGCCTAACAACTGTATCGGCTTGGTTGCGGAAGCCATGCTGTCCAATGTCAGTTTCAGCGCGTCGGCTCCCATGGTCTTGCCCAGACTGATGAAATGATCCTTCTTGTCGGCATTGAACTTTCCCGCCTTGATGGCGTCATCCACCATCTGCGTCACTCCTGCCAGTTTGATTTCGTCAAGCTGCTTGCGCAATTCCTCGTTTGCATTCTGGAATCCCTGCAAAATGCCTATTCTGGCAAGGATTTCCGCTTCCGTTGCCGTTTCCGGCAGGCCCAGCTTCAGGGCGATAGCTTTAAAATCTGCGTTCATACTTTCCTTTTCTTTTGAATTATTGTTTTGCGGAAAATCTCCGCTGTTATCTTTCAGCAGGGGTAAGGCGTCGCACTCCTCACCGGCTGCCAGCCTCAAATCCTTTCCCTGGTATCCCAAGCGGACAATATTGTCATCATTGCCACCGATATCCACCATACTCACTTCGATAAGCTTACACCTTGTGACGGTAGGGCGTGTCTGGCCGGGTTTCAACAGCGAGGGGTCCTCGCTATACTCCAGTATCTCGAAATAAGGGCTGCACATCTTGAGCGTACCTTTCTCCCATTGCTGTTTTGCGAGTCTTGATTCCTCACGTACCTCATCAAAATACGGTTCTCCCGTCATCACCTTGCCTTCTGTTTTGAAATCCTTTATACAACCGATGATGACACCTCTCGTGTGCATCCAAAGCATCACCGGATTATTCAGATATTGCCCGCAGTCCACACCGTCGGTCTTTACCCAGGTACCATAGCAATTCAGGCTCTCGGTCGATATAGTAATTCTTTTTCCCATTTTCGTCTCATTTTGCCGCAAACTTACAGCTATGCCCATAACCGCACAAAAAAGTGTGTAACCGTTGCAGGGAAGTGTGTAAGCCCTCTGTAATAGTCTGTAGGGATTGCCCCGTTTTTTCGCAACCAGCCGGGGAGTTTGCAACTTTGCCGGTATAAACGGATAACTTATAAAGAATATGGCAAACAGTAAGGACAAACAGAAAACGGTCGCCAAACACCTGTACATGAAAGGGACGCCCGTAGCACAGATCGTGGAACTTACAGGAGTAAGCCGCCAGTCGGTCAGCCGCTGGATCAACTCGGAAGGCTGGAAAGAAGAACGGGCCGCACGTGAGATGAGCAAAGAGGCGATAACCTCCAGAACGCTTTCCAAACTGGGGGATGCCATTGACAAGGCGGACGGTGACGAGAAAAGCATCGGACGGATGGCTGATTCACTGCTCAAATCGGTAAAGGCCATCAAGGAGATTAACCTGAGTACCACCATAGTGAATAAGGTGGATACGCTTATAGAGTTCGAGAACTGGCTGGTGGCCCACCGGGACGAATATCCCGAGGTAGACGACAAAATACTTGTGCTCATCAACCGTATGCACAGTGAATTCATGGGAGTCAAATTCAAACAGAAATGACAGCAGAAGAAAAGAAAGAAGCCTTGCTGCGGTGGAATGAACACTGCCAGCGCCTGTTGCGCCTCACCTCGAAACGAAAGCCGGAGACTGAAGCCGAAAGGAAAGAAAACATCGCCCGTGCCTTGAAGGATTACGACTACTTCTGCCAGCGATATCTGAGCCACTACTGCCAATGCCCCAACGCCAAATTCCACAACGAGGCCGCCCGCTACATCGAGAAACACCGGGAAATGCGAGCCGCTTTCAAGTGGCCGCGCGGACATGCCAAGTCTGTACACCTGGACGTGGGAATCCCTCTATGGCTGAAGTTCAAGGGGGAGCTATACGTCATGGTATTGGTGGGGAAAAGCGAGGACAATGCCGATGCTCTGTTGAGCGACCTGCAGGCGGAACTCCAGTTCAACCAGTACATCATTGAAGACTTCGGTGAACAGTACAACTCAGGATGTTGGCAGGAAGGTGAATTTGTCACTAAAGACCAATGTGCCTTTTTCAGCCGCGGACGCGGACAGTCACCGCGCGGGTTACGTTTTCGCGATAAGCGTCCGGACTATATCGTAGTGGATGACCTTGACGACGACGAAATGTGTCGGAGTGAGGCTCGTGTACGTGAGATGACAAAATGGGTCAAGGAAGCCCTTTTCGGTTGTTTCGGCGGTAAAGAAGGACGTTTCATCATGGTAGGAAACCTCATCAGCAAAAACAGCGTACTGCAGCAAATCATAGACAGCGATACTGTTTACACCAGTACGGTTTATGCCATAGGCAAGGACGGGAAACCCGCCTGGCCGGAATGCTATACCATTGAAATGTTACGCAGTCGCGAGAAATTTATGGGTTATCGCAGTTTCCAAAAAGAATACATGCACAATCCCATTACCGAAGGGGCTGTATTTCAGGAACGGTGGATACAGTGGAAACGCATGCTTAAACTCCGTTACTACGAGAGTCTGGTTCTTTACATCGACCCGAGTTTTAAGGACAGCAGCAAGAACGACTACAAGGCCGCCAAGCTCTGGGGACGCCCCCGCTGCGGCCTGAAAAGTGCCAAGCATACGGAACTGCACTGCCTGCGTGCTTTCGTACGCCAATGCAGTGTAGGAGAAATGGTACGTTGGGTGTATGACCTGTGGGATATGTTACCCGAGGATGCGGCCGTAACCATTTATATGGAAGCCAACTTCATGCAGGACACCATACTGGATGAGTTCGAACGTGAGGGAAACCAACGGGGCTACCAGGTTCCCGTTACAGCTGACAAGCGGAAGAAACCCGACAAATTCGCCCGTATCGAAGCGGTAAGCCCCTTGTGGGAAAGAGGCTTTGTCTGGTATAATGAGAAACTAAAGAATGACAATGACATGAAGACCGGAATCGAGCAGACACTTGCTTTCGAGAAAGGAAGTCGTGCACATGACGACGGACCGGATGCTGACGAAGGGGCTATCTACAAGCTGCAGAAACAGGTACGGGAAGAAAGTTTTGTCCCACGTATGGGGATACGCCGGCCACCTTCACAGTCCTGGTAAAAAAACGTAAGATTACAAACCCTAATTTATATACAAAATCATGTTTATCACTGAAAAGGATTACATACAAGTCGGACCGGAGGCGCTGAAGATCATGCAGCAGAACTCTGAAGAGAACCGCCGGGTCGCTGAGAATCGTGCCCTCTCGCGTATAGCAAGCGCCTTGCGCGGACGCTATGATGTGGATACGGCCTTTGCCATGGAAGGCGAAAAACGTGACGCCGAGATGGTGGGATGTGCAGTGGATATTGCCCTTTATCATATGGCATGCTCGCTACCACAGAGAATGGGAGGCGAAGTGCGTGAAAAACGCTATAACGCGGCGCTTGACTATCTGAAAGAGATACAGGCGGGGCGCGTAACCCCCAGTATACCTACCCTTACCGGAGAGGACGGGGAGGAAGATTGCCACAATCCTGTCCGTTATGGCTCGGCCAAGAGGAATGAGTATATCTGGTAAGGAACGGAAACCGAAATTTAAAAAGAAAAGCTATGGGCAACAATTACAAAAAAAAGAATCCGGTAAGGATAGGCCGGGTAAATCTCGGTAATCCCTCCGAGCTTAGACGGGTAACGAAACTTTCAGTCAACCTGCAGCTGCAGACGGAAGCCTTGACGAAGAAAGACCTGCGGACATGGCGGAATGCCTGGCAATACGCCAAGAATGTGGAATATCCCAACCGGGTACCACTATACGACGTGTACGGTGATGTGGAAGTGGACATGCACCTCACCGGGTGTGTGGGACAACGTAGCGGATATGTGCTGAACAAGAGCTTCCGTATTGTTAACCGGGAAGGTGTTGAAAATCCCGAACTGACAGCCATTTTTGAAGCTCCATGGTTCAAGACCTTTATGGAACTGGCATTGGACAGCCACTATTGGGGGCATTCGCTCATTCAGCTGGGCGATGTTATCAATGTGGATGGAAAACTGGCTTTCAGTGAGGTACAGCTGGTCCCCAGGCGCCATGTAATCCCTGAATACGGGGTAATAGTCATACGGCAACAGGAAGCATGGCAGAACGGCTATGACTATCGCAATAGTGAAATGGCCGACTGGGTGGTGGAGGTGGGCGATACACATAATCTGGGATTATATTTGAAGTGTGCCCAACATACTATTCCTAAAAAAAATGTATGTGCATTCTGGGATATGTTTTCCGAAATCTTCGGAATACCCCTCCGAGTGGGAAAGACGACAAGCCGCGACCCGAAAGAACAGGACCGGATAGAGAAAATGCTGGGCTCGATGGGAGCGGCAGGTTGGGCTTTGTTTCCTGAAGGGACCGAAATAGAGATCATAGAATCCACACGTGGAGATGCTTATAATGTATTCGACAAACGCATAGACCGGGCTAATTCAGAACTTTCAAAAGGAATACTCACCGAAACCATGACGACGGAGAACGGCAGCAGCCTCTCACAGAGTGAGGTGCATTTAGAGGTGCTCAAGAACCTTGTCAGCAAGGATGCCGATAAATTGAGGGATGTCATCAACTTCCAGCTTATCCCCAAAATGATAAAGCATGGCTTCCCGCTCAATGGTTATCGTTTCGACTGGTACGAGGGTATAGATTTCACACCTGAACAGCAAATTGCCTATGAGAAACTGTTACTGGACAGGTTCGAAATAGACCCCAAATATTTCATTGACAAATATAATGTGCCGATTATAGGAAAAAGGGAAAGCACGCCGATACAGGTTCCGGGAAACGGGGAAGAGGAAGAAAAGGACGGCAAGCAAGGAAAAGGGAAACAGAAACTCAGTTTTTTCGACTGAGCCCTTCTGACTACGAAGGGCTGCACAGACGGGCCGAAAAGGTTTATTACGGTGAGGAAATACCGCTGTCCGCATCATCGGATGAAGAAAGCAATAGAAATGTGGACACCTCAGGCGTGGAAGCGTCTTTTATCCTTCTGATGCGATGGCTTTACAAACAGCCGGAATTTACCCCGGAAATGCTTGACGACAAAGAGGTGAAGCGTTTTATCCGCAGCCATGCCGGCATATTGGATAAGGCTGTGGATTATACACTGCATAAACGGTCCATGGACGAAATCAGCATGCAGCGGCTCAAGGAAAGCAATTATGTGTTTTCCGGCTTCAAAACCTTCCACGAACTGAACGAGGCATTTCCTTCACTGCTCGATACGGACGGGAGCCGAAAACCCTTTGAACGCTTCCTGAACGATGTTCAAAAGGTGAACGAAACCTATAACCGCTGGTATCTGAAGGCGGAATACAACTTCGCCATGTCTTCGGCTGCCATGGCAGCCAGATGGAAACAATGGTGGGATGATGAAGACCGGAACCGGTACCTGCTGCAATACCGTACCGTAGGCGATAAGCGGGTACGTGAGGCGCACCGGGCACTGCATAACGTCACACTGCCAATCACTTCCAAGTTTTGGGATGAATATTTCCCGCCAAACGGTTGGAACTGCCGCTGTACGGCAATACGTGTACGCCGGGACAAGTATCCGGAAAGCGATGAACACCGGGCGATGCTGGCAGGCAGTCAGGCAACGGCAGGAAAACACCAGGAAATGATGCGGTTCAACCCGGGAAAGCAAATGGCATGTTTCCCGTTCTATAATCCCTATACCATCAGCCGATGTAAGGATTGTCCGGACAAACCCGGCATGCTTAAACTGACAAAGATACCCGACAATGAATTATGTGCAGCTTGCAAGGTTATTCGTGAAATGCTCAGAGAGAAAGACGAGCTGAGGAAACTGAGGAATGAAGTCAAAGAAAAAGCACAATTCCTGAAAAAACGGGTTTTGAGAAACGAACAGTTCGGAATGGATATACATGTCAGTGGTACTAACATAAAGGAATGGCTCAATCAGCCTCATAAATGGATTGTGGAGAAAAACAGGATGCTGCTGGATATAGAAAAGGTTATCGCTGAAGCTCCTTATTTGGGCTGTGGGCCTGACAAACATGATCCGGACATTACGATGCATCTGTTTGAAGTGACCCTGCATGGCGAAAAAAGCTGGATCATTGTGAGGGAGTTACTTGACGGATCAGCGAAACTGCACAGCATTTCGGACAGTGAGGATATCCTGCAATATCTTACAAAAAGAAGAGAGTAATTTGAAAATAGCATCCCCGGAACTGCAATCCGGAGCCACATTTTTAAATTACTCCCTTCAATGACACAAAGATACGGCTATTTATTTAATAAACAAGCATTATGACCCCAAAATCAGACATAACCCAAGAGCTGGAACGAAAAATAAAACGTTTCATCAGCCTTACACTGAAAGATGTCGGTACGGAGATAGGCGAAGAGTTCGACCGTAATTTCGAGCGGGAAGCTTTCTTCAATGAACATTGGGCACGCCGTAAATTCAGTGATGACGGAAGCCGGGGACTGTTGATGCGTACCGGAGAACTGCGTCGAAGCATCAGAAGTGAAACGACCGGGCACAGCGTAATATTCAGCAGCGACCTGGAATATGCCGCTATCCATAATTCCGGAGGAACCATTACTGTCACCGGAAAAATGAAAGGTTATTTCTGGTATATGTACAGGATGCTTACCGATAATTATAAGAGGGAACCTACTGAAGAGGCACTGTTTTGTAAACGGATGGCCATGAAGAGGGCGGGAAGTAAGATTGTCATGCCGCGCAGACAGTTTATCGGCATGCATCCGGAAGTGGAGCGCATCATCAGGGAGATAGCGGAAAACAATACCAAAGAAGTTTTTAAATAGCAGGTACTAAAAATTATACATCATGAGAAAATTCCTTTATCTCAGCCTTATGGAAAGGTTGAAACAGCTTACAGATGAAACGGGAGAACCCGTTATCAAGACATTTGACCTTTGGAATGAGCAGGTCTCGTTCCTGGAACAGGAAGAGGCGTTTGAAACACCGGCGGTATTCATGGAACGGGGGCATGCCGCAACAGGCCGACGTGACACTAAGGCTGCATATAGTCACATCCTGGAAAGGAAGTGTGCGGGAAGGTAGTGAATTCCGGAAACAGGCTTTGGAAAGGTTCGACCTGCTGGAGAAAATGGACAGCCACCTCTTCAACATTTCTGGAGATGACGGAAAGACCTCGTTCAGTGTCTTCAGAAGAACAGGCAGCAGTACTAACCACAACCATGAGGAACTGGTGGAGGATATTACGGACTTTACCTGCAAGGTGATAGAGAGGAAATAACTTAGAACAGCGTGAGCTGCGAGCGCATCTCTTCCTGACGGCTGATGACACGCGGATCAACGCTGGCATTGATAATGTTGTAGAAAGTCTTCTCACAAATATGGTATTTGGGCCAGATGTAACGGCGAAGAATTTCCCGGTTGGAAAGGCCGCTATGACGGTGGGAGTCATAGATGCGCACGATATCCTCCACTCTGAAAGCATAACTGCACCCTACCAGCTTGGTACGATACTTTTTCATAGGGCGTAATGATTAAAATGAAACGAATCCTGAAAACCTGATACAAAGGTAAAGAAAATGACTATCCGATACAAAAAAGCTGTCGTACTCTCATACAACAGCTTTTTCATAAGTTCCATATCTTTATCTGTAAAATATGAATTTCTGCTCTACGTAGATGCATCTATTCTCCCTGCAGTATTTCTTGACAGCCTTACGCGTCTTGAACTTCTTGCTTTTGCCGTCTTTATCTTTGACAAATGTCACACCAAACTCCCCATCGACTTTCAGAGGAGAAAAAAATGTTTCAGTTTTAAATCGTTTCATTGCCTTTTGTCTTTATCGTTCATATTATTTGCCGCATAACACCCCAGAACCTTCTTATAGGATATCATGCAGACAATACTGTCGCTGTCATGCTCCACAAGGATGGTCCATTGCCCGGTTCTGCCGTCACTGAACACGTCCAGCCGGACCGGACGGCTGCGGGGGTATTTCTCATTCATCACCATTATCTGGCGCTCAATATCACATTTTAGTACCTTGAGTGAGTTTTCGTCCTCTATCAGGTGGTGGTCAAATTGCTGCACGTATATCTGCAGCTCACGACCTTTCCTGTTAACGTTTGCGTAGGTTTTAATGTAGTCTATAAAGTAACCCATAATTTATTCCTTTCTTTATCTGTCATTTTCTGAAATATATCATCAATCCTTTAATCTCACAGACATAGCTTTCCATGTTCCATCCCTCCAATTTACACACCATCAAGTCAAATTCTATTTCCTGTAACAGCTTTACTTTGAATTTCTCGCGGGCAAAGGCGTTTATCCTTTGACGTACATCCCGGCTGTTCATCGGGTCTTCTTTGAATTCTTTGCTCTTGGGGACAGATTCTCTTGTGGGAAGGTGGTTGACTGCCATACTATCGACGGGAACACCCGGAGCTTTTACAAGGATTCTTATTCCACCGTTTAAAATACTTTTCCCGTTCGTATAGAAATCATATCCGGACAAGGGAGAAACGGTATGTCTGTCAATGGAGAAACCTTCGGAGGGTCATCGTAAAGCCCCCAGTCTATGTATTTATTCATCTCTATACAGTTATACGTTATTCTTTTTTATCAAATTCCGCTAAAAACATTTGTAATTCCACTCCCGTTGAGCATACACCATCGAACAATTTGTACATTAGTTCCGGCTCTTCTTCCCAAATTTGATAGACTATTACCTTTTTGCCAGCACCTTTCATCCATCCTGCCTCCGAATGGGCAGAACGTCCACAAGGCAATACAAGAACACAAACATCCGCCCATTGCATTGCATCAAAATCTGAATTGAAACCAGCCTGTGCAATGGGATGTTCAAGCGCAATCTTATATTGGTCTATACTCCAGTTCTCCCAATCTTCATCAATCTGAGACCACTGAAATCCAGTTTTTCCAACAGGATGCCTAAAGTCATAAACCTCATGCCCCTGTTCGTGAAGAAAACGGACTACTTGCGGTTGATATTGATTTCTCCAACTACTTGCTACATAAATTTTTGCCATAATATTGTTATTTTAAATTGCTATTTATACTTTTGCATTACGCCATGCGTGATACAGGTATTCATTAATTAAAATTAAAAAAATATGAATAATGAATATATAACAGAATGGATTCAGAATAATCCATCGTTAATCGAGTTTTTGATACTTCCTTGTATAAGTATCATTTATAATGAAGTCTGGAACCATGTAAAGAAATGGTTTAGTAATTATAAAACTCGTCGTTATCAAGACGCACTGGCAAAAAGGTTAGCTGAAAGCTACTTTCTTATTAAAAAGAATTTCTTTTTAGACGCTCCAGAGCGTCTTTTTCTTTTATAGATAATTTATTTGTATTAACTATCTTCCATCCCGTTCACGAATTTCCGGTACTCCAGTTCCGTTTTGGCAAGGTTTATCAGCGTGTTCACACCCTGGAATACCTGCTTCGCCTGACTGACATGCTCCGGAGAGGATTTGACATTCTCAATCTGTTGGAGTACCGTATCACGAAGCTTTTAGATGATACCGGGGTTCACCGTTGATACTGCATCCAACCGTTTGTTGGCAAGCACGATGACTTGTGTCGTAACAGGTTTGAACTGTTCCAGTTTGGCCGGAAGATTGATGTAGTTGAAGACAAGCGTCTTTCCGTTGTTCAGATAGATTTCCACCTCATCGCCGTCATCACCGGTTCCCTCGCAGTAACCCAGTACGACGACCTCTTCATTCCTGTACAGGTATGGCTTGTTAACCATTCCCTGCAGACGTTCGAGTGTATTCATAATTGATTGTTTATTGGTTGGTTATTGATTGTTCGATTCATTGATAGCCCTTGAAAGGCGCCCCTTCAGATATACGAGTTCCTTTACCTCTTCAGGCAGGTTGTGCAGGCTGTTACGCTGCATGAGTTCGGCATTGCTGATACATTCCAGGTTCTCAAGTGTGCAGTTCAGCGTATTGCCGTCGCGGAAAACGATATTGTAGCCTTTCGGAACCGGGCCATGCGCCTGTTGCCATAACAGCACATGCTTTGGTATCCATTTCCCCAAAGAGATACGCACATAAACGTACCGGTGTCCGTTTTTGTCTTTACGGATAGTCTCGGCACCGTCATAAAGCGTATTGTCCGGCATGTGTCCTTTCTTGAACATGGTGGCCGAAACTTTGGCATATACCCCGGCATTCATCTTCCTGCCTTTGTTGGCCGGCACGTGCCCCTTTGGAAAACGGTGTGCCGATCCACTGTCGGCAAGCTGCCTTGACATCTCACTCCGCATTTTTTTCAAATACTCCGGAGATTTCTTGAGTCCCAGACGGTCGGCAAGGTTATAAACGGAAGCGGCCGAAATTCCAAAGAGACGGGCTATCTCTTTTGTCGGGCGGTGAGGGTACAGCCGGGTAATTTCAGTTTTTTCGGCCTCTGTGTAGATATGCTTTTTCATGATTGCTATGGTTTTGAAAGTTATTTTACCGTATACAGCCTGCAGCCAGTCTTCTCCTTTGCCCTTAAAAGGAAACTGGCGGCTTCGTCGCTGTCGACCACCAGCTTGATAGCGGTAAGGCCTTCCGTATTAGGTTTCTGCAGAAGAAGTGAGCAGGGCTGTTCGTAATAGTTCCAATAGTAGATGAATTCGCCCAAATGGAAGTTGTCTATTTGGACGATGTAGTTTGTCGGGATACGCGGTGTCATATTTCCTGCTTTTTACCGAAACAGGTTTTCACTTCCCCGTCCGGGACCCACTCCACTGTAACGATACCTTTTACCCGTCCGGTTCCACCGCATTTCGGGCAGGGTATCTTTATCCGTTCATGGATGATTTCAGGATTCCAGAACCAGCCGTTACCGTGACAGTAACCACAGGCATACCCCGTATAGTAGCCTATGGTTTCTTTACCGGTACCAAAGTTCGGGGAACTGAGTACCAATATGTCTTTCTTCTCACTCATGCTTCGATATAATAGGTTTGGACAATTATGTGATTACGGAAGATATGTATCACCGTCCTACCTTCATCATGCCGGAGTTCGGTTTCCACAAAACTGCGACGGATGTCGCCTTTTTCCATTAACGAACGGATTTCAGCGTCGATGAATGATTTCAGGTTCCGGAAATCCTGCTCATTTCCTTTCAATTCGGTGGCATCCAGCTGGCTGACTGCCATCTGGAGCTTGAGAAGCCAAAGCGGCTTATCATTGGGAATACTTGATTTATAAGTTATCTTTGCCATTATTCTCTTTCACTTAACATTTTACGTCCTTTACTGGTAGCATAATAAACAGTAGGCTTTCCTTCTTTGTCAATAGCTCCTATCCATTTTCTTCTTTCAGCTTCTTGGATGAATAAATAAATACCATAGTACGATGTTGTTTTTAGCCAATCCAATTCATTTAATTGGTCGAACGTCATTCTCCCTCCCCAAACAAGCGAACTTGTTAACATTTTTGCACCCTCATCCAATATGTTTGCCATGATTCATTTATTATTTCCAGCCATTCAACCGGTAGACCTCACGCCGGGCTTCCTCTTTCGTGAGGAATTCCCCGATCTTGGTCCCGGTGGAACCGGTGGCGTCACGTCGGATACGATACACCACCCAGTTCCTGCCATGCGGCCGGTATTCGTAATATTCCTTATGCGGATTGCTGCTGCGCATCATTCTCTTTCTTGGGTTCTACATAGAATGTCTCTTCCTGTACAACCTGTACGCCGATCTTCGGGAAGTATTCAGCTACTTCCGGGTTATCCCGATCAGCCAAAAGCTTATCTTTTGCCAGCTCGTCCGTTGTTCGGATATATTGCGGCAACAATTCCTTGCAGATGTTGGTTACGGCCGCCCAGGTAAAACCTTTCAGGTTCTTAAGCTTCGGTGTACCGGTACGGAAACCGAATACGCCATGAGCACTCTCGAGGCTTTTTCGTTTGGAGAATAGTTCTTCCTTGTTTTCTACGGCGTATGCCTGCATGATGTCGAAATTCTTTTCCTTCGTGGCAGACAGTTCTGCTAACTGATCCGCATATTTCTCGCGGATACGTGTCATTTCAATGTCCATTTTTGAGGTGAGGTTCTGTACTTTGGCGTCGGCTGCCGCAAAATCCGCAAATGCCTGTTCCGCCTGTTCGCGGGTGATACCGCTGACTACTGTTTTCTTTGTTCTTGCCATAATAAATGTTTTATAGGGTTAATAATGTAGTTTCTTTCTTCTGTCCCGGTTCTGCTTGCGCCAGCGTTCCTTGGCGGCTGCCGTCTTGGCCGGGGTACTGTTTCCGTCCTGTTCTTGTTCCAGATGGGCAAGTCGTATCTGCTCGGCCCTGTACTCGTCAAGCAACCGGTCGAATTCGGCCACCGGAAGGGGAACGGGACTTCCGAGCAGTTTTTCTTCCAGGATATTGATGCGTCTGCGGCATTCGGAAAGCCGGTTCTCCAATTCCCGGTAACGTTCGGTGGTGTTGTAGGCGGCAGGCATGGTTATAATGTATCGCGAAGTTTCCTGATTTTCTTATCCAACTCCCGGCGGCTGTAATAAGTGAACTTTCCTTTCTTATAACTGTGTACCAGTCCGCGGGAGGCATAGCCCTTGATTGTATTCTTGCCGCATGAGAGGTAACGGCAGGCCTCGTTCTGTTTCATCAAGTCATCCATATCGGCATCCTCGGGCAATGGAAGAGGAGTACAATCACCGGGAGCAGCTTTACGGCGTAAACCTGTCCAATGTTCAAGGCGTTCGATGCGAGCCAATAAACGGTTGAACTCTTTGCGTGAGAGCATTATCGTATCACTCTCTTCGTCTACTACACCCAATGCTCCGGTGGCGGCAAAGTCCGCCGCTGTCATACTTTGTACATCCGGTATCAGTTCTTCCAGGCCGATATGTCCGGCAGAAAATCGGGCGGCATCGCGGGCGGCGAAGAAAACCACCTCGTCACGATTCTCTTCTGCAACTTCCATAACGTATTTCTGGAATACCTGTTGTTCGGTCATGCTGCCCTGCAATACCTCGGCCTGTACGAGACTGGGCCGGTCGGCTTTACGAGTCAATATTGCCACAGCCTGGTTGATTTCATTTTTCGTTCTCATATTGTTTCATTTTTCTGTTTCTTTTCCTCACGCCGCATCCAAGCTTCCAGCTGCTTCTTGGTATCCTGTAACTCCCACAGTTTCATGGCGGTAACATCCTTGCGTGCCTTGCTGTATTTCCTCGCCCACATGTTGAGCTTCGCAACGTTCATCCGGTATTCATCTTCACTGTCACTGGTGAAACCCTGGTTCAGCTGTGGGATCAGGAACGACAGGCGATAAATATCGCGGAACACGCCTTTCGCTTCCGCCAGTTGCATTGCCCTTACCTTTTCATCCGGCGGGTTCAACCTTTCCAGCAGTTGCCGCGCCTCGTGCATCGTCAGTTCCCGGCTGCTTGCCGTACGTCCGGAAGTGAATTCATAGATGCATCCATGCCTGGCATCGTCATCCATACCGATGCGGTGGAAAGTGGCGTGCAGGGCTTTGAGCTGCTGGACACTGATCGATTTGTCTTTATTCGTTCTCATCATTCAAAATCGGTTTTTCTCCGAAATAAATTTCCGCTTCTTCCGGCCAGATATCATAGTATCCTTTCGGGCCTATGAAACGGCCATGGGAAAAAGCACGTTTGCCTTCTACATAGATTTTCAGTGAGGCGTTGTACAAAACCTTCTTGGCTGTACGCCCGTCCGGATTCTGACCGCTGGCATGGCTGATGAAGATAAGCAGTTTGTTTCTGTGCTGTTCTTTGAATTTAAGGAACTGAGGGAAGCTCATGTACGTATATTGGAAACTGTCTATTACAACAAAGTCCGGTGATTTCTGGCGTTTCAGGCGCAGACTGAGCTCGTCCATCGATTCACAGACCAGCAGAAAACGGCGGTTGGTCTCCAGCATGTTACTGCGTCGTACGGTATTCTGCATGGTCAGGCTGATGCCTTCCTCCAGACTGTTGTAAACTACACGACCATATTTGCACAATTCCTTGCAGAGTTTCATTACAAAAGAGGTTTTCCCGCTGCCTGACTTTCCCCAGACTATCCATACCCCGCGGCTTTCAGGAGTACCGAAAGCATCGTACCATTCACCTTCGAATGGGAGCGTATCAAATTTCATGGACAGCAGTTCACGTACCCCTTTGGCATTACGCGCAAAGGTTCTGGCATCATTCACCGCTTCACTCATTGTTCCGTACCTCCTTTCATCCGTCTGGCTTCCAATATGCGCTTGCAGGCATGTACGACCCGTTTCACCCGGCGAAGGTCATATTCCCCCTGTTGTGCCTCACGCAGTACACGCTTTATTTCGGTCGGCTCTGTCAGCCCGTTGGCCTGGCAGATGGCATACACATCCTGTTCCGTTGCGGCACTCACATCAAAGAACTTGCGGCCGATACGGCTGTTTATCTCCTTGTAACCTTTCTTGTTATAGCGCAGGCCATTTTCCACCCGGCGCTTGATGTAGTCGGTGGAAAGAAAGATGATCCCCGCTTTATTCTCCAGGCGGTTGTATATGCTGATGAAGTAGGAAAATACACTGTCCGTCAGTTTGTCTCCTTCATCAAAAATGATAAGCGGATTTTGAAGAAAGGCTATCATGGAAATGGCATATTCCAGAATGTCACGCAGGTTGGTCCCGTCCACCGGAGCGCCGACCTGTTTGGCGATTTCCCGAACGAAATCGCTCTTTTTCATATCTTCAGAGCAAAGGATATAGAACACATTGCGGTGTGTGCGGCGGTACTCGATGGCGGCGGTCGTCTTGCCGCAGCCTGCATCACCCACTACCCAGGTGGTATTCTTGTAGGCCTGTGCGTCTGACATCGCGAAAGTGATCCGCTGGAAAGCATTGCTTTCAGTCAATGTCCAACGGTCCATACTGAAACCGATCTGTGCGGCTATACGGCTGAACATGTCATCACTGATACTGGTGTACTTCTGATTGCAGATTTGTGATACGGTTGCGGCACTGACACCGTTCAGGCTTTCGCTGGCACGATTCTGGCTGGGATAGTTGCCGCAATATTCCAACAGTGCGTCACGTATGGCGTCCTTGTCTTGTTTACTGAGTTCTTTCATTTTTGAATGGTATTTAATTGATTATTGAATACTGGTTAATTATCGCTGAGGAACGACAGGTACATTTCAGCTTCAGTCATGCCGGAAACCTGCTTGGTGTATTCACCCGGAGAGGCGATGCCCGCAGGTTCTTCCTCCGGTTCGGCTTCATAAGTTCCCGGTCCGACACCTTCAGGATAGGCAACCGGAGCTTTCAGCTCCTCGTTGGCGTACTGTTCACGCTGCCGCTCCATGCTCTTCTGTGATTCACCCACCGGAAGGGGCATCACAAGCTTGGTGTAGGCTTCTCCCATGCTCTCCTCAAGCAACAGTTCCTCGCAGGCGATATAGTGCCCGGCAAGAGCACGCTTTTGGGCGCGTATCTGGGCGTAGAGCCGTTCGCTCTCCTCCGTACTGCGTTCTGCGGTAGCACGATGGAAGACGACTTTCGGGGTGGCAGTAGCAGCATACTTCAGCCTGTCGCCCGCACAGACTTCCCAAAGTTCTACGGAGGTCATGTCCATGGGATCGTACTTGTAGCGGAAACTGACACCCACATTCTGCATGTGGAAACCCATATCCACCTGTCCGAATTCATCGTATACCATGTAATGGTACTCCTTGTTGTTACGGCTGAATACGAATCCCTGCTTGCCGTACTTCACGCTGTCCTTACTGAGGAGCTTGAAGAGTTCCTGCACCTCGTATTCGTCCAGCTGTTCGGCTTTCGGGCTGTTGAGGGTCGTGTACATTTCCATACGGGTCATCCCCGTCTCACTGGTGGGATGCGGCATACTGTTCCATTCAAGACGGCATTTCAGATATTGTTCTTTCATCTCTTCCAAAGTAGGGAGTTGCGAGATGTTTTTCATTATCAGATCGATGTTGACATGACTGCTCTCTTTGGTGGCGGTCACGTTTTGACCGGTATAGTTGTAGAGCTTGTGCATCACCTGCTGCTGGAAACGTCCGAAAGCGCTTTCGATGGTCTTACTCTGGCCGTTGTGAGGCATGGTGGTCTTGTGCAGGTGGCATATCTTCTTGAAAAAGGCCTGTGCTTCCGGCTTCTTGTGTCCGCCCTGGTTATCGGTGACTATCTCATAAGGTTTGACCTTCCACGTTTCCAGCGCCATACGGTAGGCCTCATATTGTGTGAGGAAGTTCTCCGCACCGAAGGAGTAGCCCAGGAACATTTCCGAGCAGGCATCCATCACCTCGTACACATCAATGGTGCGTGCCACCATGCGTTTATTTTTCTTGTCGTAGTCCTTGTAATAGAGGTTCAGTTTCGTACCGTCACCATACCATAATGTATTGGGCATCTGCGGAAGTTTTGTGTTAAATTGCGGCATGAACTCGTTCTTGAAGGCGATTTCACCATGCACCACGCCATACCACCACAGTTTGATACCGGTCTTATAAAGATAGTTGATGACTGTCTGGGGAGATTCTATTAGTTTCAGTCTGTCTGCTTCACGAGTAATACGCGTATTGTGTTCTGCTACAATACGGTTGAACTCATCGAATATCTGCATGTCTGTATATACCGGAAACTTGCTCCGCTTCAACCGCAGCAGGATACGTCCCTCACGAGGACCAATCTTGCGGGCGCTCTGGTTACCGGTAGTACCGCTTACCAGCGCCACATAACCCCGCATCTTGTAGTCCCTGAACTTTTCCATCAGCCGGGATTCGCTTTTCGGTAGCGTATGGTTGAAAGACCTGCGGAGTTCTTCACATAAGGAAATGACAGTATTGCGTACAAGGCTTTTGTGGGTATAGCCATATTCGCTGTGTTTGTTTTGTAGTCCCGTTTCCTGTACTATCATGGCATTCATCACTTTGGCGTTGAGCACATATTCCTTCTGACGATCTATGGAAATCTTGGGAGTATAGGTCTTGTAGAATTCCACAGCCTTGTCATCACTTTTCAGGCGGATATTCATAGGGTTGGTTTGTACTTTTTTGAGTTGTTTTCGGAGATGTTCTTTAGCTTCGGGATTCTTGGTATCGTAAGCCACACGAATGGGTGGATACATAGTATCATAATAGATTAATGCTTCCCGATTCCTTGCACCTCGACGAGCTACCGTCAGTTTACCCTGATTGACATATTTGTCATAAGCAGATTTACTGATGATGCCACTTTCTACAAGTTCTCTATAGCTGACACATATATTCTTACCGTACATTTCCATAATCAGAAACTTTTCTCTTTTATTTGTGCAAGCCCCGGCGTCGAACCGGGGAGCCGGCTACTTCCGCATGATAAGGGAAACTCCGGACTTGCTGAACAAACAGTTCCTAAACAGTTGCGGTATCCGTCTTATCCGGCATATAAAGCGATATCGCCACAATAACCGATAACGCGATAATTACAAACGCATTGCGGCTGTCCGCATCTGTTGCGTCCACATTTGTTCCCAACCATAGACCGTAGGACATGCCTACAGCTACGGCAATCTTTTGAATTGTTCTCCAGGTTTTCATAATTATAAAGTTATCGAATCGTCTGTTATTACTGCTTTCACATTTCCATGAGAGTCCAACACTTTCACCGTACGTTTGGCAGAGTCTGTCACATCAATAATCTCTACCAACTTACCACCATTAATTAGAGCAGCTTCCCTAATTTTTGCAGCCTGCACGCTGTTACGTTTAAAATCAAGCGCATAACACACACTGCGATGTGTCACATTGAACATCCGGGCAAGTTTCTCTTTGCCTGAAGCACTCAGTTCAATCTTCTTTCTGATTTTATTCTCCATATCTAAATTCTGATTAAAATAATTCTTATCTTTGGGGCTGTTCTGCTTGAACACGATGCAAATCTATCGACTATTTTCGATTTGCACAAATTATTAACCGATTATTTTCGATAAAATGAAGGCAATTGATAGATTTTATGAGTATTTAGCCGAAAAAAGTCTAAAACCAACAGCTATAGAAAAGGAAATTGGTCTATCCAATGGCTATCTCAGTGCACAGAAAAAGCGAAATGCAGATATGGGTGAAGGCATGATTCTTAAAATCATCGACAATTTTCGAGATATAAACCCCCTATGGCTTCTCACCGGTGAGGGTAGTATGTTACGCAATGAAACTTTACCTATTACTATTAATGCCCCAAGCTCTAAGTCTATAAGTTCATTTAGTAATGATGATTTTGTTTCAATCCCATTAGTGGATATCTCTGTTGCCGCAGGTTGCTCTGGTTGCGACAATCCGGACTATTTAGAAGTAGTAGACACTATAAAGATGCCTTCATCCATGGTGCACAATAGCGAAAAGTATTTTTGCGTCCGCATCAAAGGAGAAAGTATGTCTCCTACATTATTGGATAGTTCCTACGTTATCGTGAGATTGCTTGACCGTTCTGAATGGCAGGACATGCCTGACCAGCACATTTATGTTATCAGTGACACTGATGGGCGTTCATATATCAAACGCATCAAAAACAGATTTCGCCAACATGGGTTCCTCGTTTGCATGTCAGATAATGTAGATAAAATCAATTATCCCAATTTTAATTTAGAAGCTCAGGAAATAAACACCATACTCCATGCGGAATGGTACTTCAGTGCTAAAATGCCGAATCTAAACGAAACATATTACGACAAGGTTAATCAGTTGGAAGATGATATGGATGTGATGAAAGGACAAATGGTACAGATACAGCAATTGTTGCGTGCCATCAATGTAAAGTAGTATTTGCGGAGACTTTTAAATGATAATTAATAACTGTTTAAATAACAATAATATGAGTACACTAATAGAAATTGTAAATTCTAAGTATGGGGATTATAAAGGTAATGTATCAATTGATTTCCAAGACCAATTCTTTACCCGGTTGAAATCATTAGGCTTTCCTAAAGGAGTAATAGTAGGTACTGGATTTGAATTCGGAGAAATCAAAGGTGAATGTTCTTTAGACACCGTAAGTTTCTATGTTTTAATCGCAAGTCCGGAATATGGAAGTACAATGCAAGATGTTATAGACAGTATTCCCGATAAAGGAATAAAAGTCCAAAAAGTAAAGCAAGCAATACCCGTCAGCGAATTGGGTAAATTCATTAAGAGATTTAACTGCTGTGGTATTTATAAAGATATTAAAGGAATTAGCCAATTAGATTTTGATATTCAGCAATAAAAAAGAGAGGATTATCTCTCTTTTTTTATTGCTGGATTAAACCGACCTTCCAAGACATCATTCTTTAGACAAAGAAGTAGATTAATTATCTCATCTACCTCTTTAGAGGAAGGAGCCGATTTACAAATGTCAGAAATGTAGCCTGATAGACGCTCACATGTACCTTTTGGACCAATTTGAACAACCAGTTTTTCAATGGAATTGCTTCCCGTTTTGTAATGTCCCATAATAATTCATTTAATAGCTCCCGGCACAATCACCGGGAGCGTTTCCATCAACAATCAATAACCTTAAAATCTCCGTACGTTTAATTCCCTCAGACGGAGTGCTGAATAGTGGGAACGTTCGTCTCTACCTTCAAAAATCATTGTGGCAGCAACAAGACTCGAGCTTGTGACTAAAGAGCTGCACACATATATCATCACGTATGCATATCTGCGCTCTACCAACTGAGCTATACTGCCAATTATTTATGACGCGCACACGTTTATGACGCTAAAATAGCATTTATTTCATAAATACCTACTAAAAATCAATCACTTATAAAAGATGTATAACTGTATCACTTACCAAAATAACTATACTATCCCCCTATAAATGTTTATTTAAACGTCTAAAAACACTTACTAAAGAGAAACATCGCATATAAAACATATTTCTTTTATAGTTAAAATCGTAAGTCCATTTGTTTGTCAAGTAAACTATATAGACAAAATCGTAAGTCCTTTCTGTAAGTCCATTGGTAAGTCCATTTCACTATTTAACATTTCGACACTCTATCATTTCCTCTTATGATTGTTACTGCTTACCCTAATTTTATTGAATAGATACTCGCTTTTTCTAAACACTTTAAACAGTATATTTTTTCTACTAAAATAGTTCTATATAATAATTATTTAGAATATCTTTGTAGAAAGAAACCTCTAAATAATGAATTTATGACTAAGGTAATTCACGTACATCTCATTTTCGAGAAGAAGGACTATTATTTCGGTAGCATAAGCGCCATCTACACCGTCCTAAATGACGCTCAAATAGGTATCAAAAAGAACTCTTTGCTTCATGCCGGCCTCGTTGATGGTGGCGTTAAAATAACCCGTAGAGCCATTATCAAGCAGTCTCACCTTATTCGTAGTACCCAAGAGTAATCTCCACAAACCGCACGAAAAAGGCTGAATTGCGCCTCGAAAAGCACCAATTCAGCCTCTATACTGTTTAAATGTAACGTTTATGTAAAAGAAGTCCCCATTTATACCGTTTAAAAGTAATATAAATGTCATCCAATGTAAACCAAATCACACGATTCGATTTGGTTTGTGTTTTACCCTTAAATCATCGTCAATTCCTTTATTCATCGGCTTTTCAGCCACATTGCCACCTCTCATAATTTACATACAAAGTGATTTATCCCCCGTAACAGGATAAGTAAATTTGATGTCAGTACTGAGAAGCGAGCCATCGCTAAAGCTGACGTACTGAAATTCTCAACAGATGTTCATTCCATTGGTAAGCAGCAATATGTTCAACTAAGCAAAGACATATTTATTTTCAGTTATCTGTGTGGTGGCATAAACTTCACTGACATAGCCAATCTAACTAAGGATAATATCATAGAGGGGAAGAGACTACACTACATTCGTCAAAAGACAGGTAAACTCATCAAGTTGGGATTGTCAGAAGAAGCCTTAAAAATCATTAAGCGATATGCAGTAGAGAGTAAAGGCTACCTGTTCCCCATTCTCAATGCTCAGTTGCATAAGACACCATTGCAAAAGCAGAACAGAATACATAAGATGCTGGGAAAGGTCAATAAGAATCTAAAACTACTTGCCGCACAGCTTGGAGTTGAAGCCAATCTTACAACCTATGTTGCAAGGCATTCATTCGCAAGCGTCTTAAAGAAGTCTGGTGTAAACATTGCATTGATTAGTGAAGCGTTAGGACATTCAGACCTAACGACTACTCAAATCTATCTTGACAGTTTTGATAATGAACAGATAGATAATGCCATGAAGAATTTACTCTAAGCCAATAATTCCTCACTTGTAGCAATACAGGTGAGGATTATTTTTTAATTTTGTCCTAAACTAATAATTATGGAGAAGCTAAAGGAAGATTATATAAGCATTGATACTCGTTTGGAATACATGGAAGCCATAGCCGTTGAATATGTTCCAGATGTAGATATAGACCTTGAAACAGGAGAGCAATATATCTGTGGCACTACCGCCTTACCCATATTTATAAGAAGATGCAATCAGAATAAACTATATGGTAACTTCACATACGAAGATTATATAGCTAATGAGGACATACAGAATACATTGAAAGGTTTGGGAGTTGATATAGATAAGTTCTGGTTTCTACTTCTGTTCATCTTTGACTATACTTGTGGAACGTGCTTGGACGGAATGAAAGCTACAGGCATTGGAATAGAACAACTCATCAAATTCGCCAAAGCCATAGCTGACAACCATAAGGAGATTAACCAATTTGGAGTAATTTTTAAAAAGCCTATTACTGTCTCTGTAAAGATTGAAGGCAAGCATCAGATAGTAATTGATAATGCCAATGCCATAGGATATTTGGCTACTACCATTGCCAACAACTTAAAAGAGATAGAGGAACATCCTTGGATGCAGAGCCAACAGGTCAGCATAAGCACCCATGCAGAAGAAAAGGAATCCGTTCAGATATGGCTGTTCTATAAGATGTTCAATGACTTCTTCAATTTAGAGCCATATAACAAGCAGTTTAATGTCAGACAGAAGAAAGGAAGCACCATTTCACTTAGTAAGACATTACTAATATCAAGACTTATCTACTTCACCAAGTTATCCAAACATAGTAAATTCTCAGATGATGAAGATGTTTTAAAAGGCTACATCAAGCAATATAAAGACAAAAGAATTGATACTGCGAACAGCATATATTTCTAATAAACTTCTGATAATTAATACAGTCCTGCTTCATGCCATTAAGAGGGTACATGAAAGCAGGACTTTTTTTCTCTCTTTTAATCCTACCATTATATCCCATCTTTGCACCGTCAAAACGATAGCAGACGGGCTGCTAATTAAGAGGGGAAGTAAAACCACTCATTATTTTCTCTCTTTTAATCAGCCCAGAAGCAAATAACTTTGCAGCGTAATCAGATAACCAAGTGTACATAGGTTTGAGGGTTACACAGAATCAAGTTTAATAATTAAAAATCAAATGAATATGAAAACTTTAAATGAAAAAGTAGCAGAGACAGTAAAATCAAATAACGCAACTATGGGTAACGTAGAGGAACTGACTAAGGTTTTAAAACAAGAGGAGAAAGAATTAGAACGCCTCACAAAGAGAAATGCAGATGAAGCAGTGATAGCAGCACAGCAGAATGTAGTTGATAGTGCCAAAGCCAAGTTGGAACAGGCACAGGAATTTGAGAAAGAATCCAATGAGAATATAGGCAATGACTTCCTTACGTTCTCAGTTGTCAATGAAGAAACAGGTGCAAGAACTGAACAGAAGAAGAAGATAGCATTCGTTAAACACAACAGACCTGTAAACTCCAAGAAAGTAGATAGATTCATTGCTCTAATAGCTGCAAATAAATATGAGAAAGCCTTTCCTATTATTGTAGTAGAAGCAACAAAGCTGATTGAAGCTGGTTACACTGTTACTGATATTAAAGGCAGGGAATTGACTAAGGAAGAGGCTGCGGACTATCTCGTTATCCTTGACGGACAACATAGATGCACAGCATTCGCTAAACTGGTAGCAACAGGTAAGTACACTGAAACCATTCCCAATGTTTATATGAGGGATATTGAGAATGTTGGTGAATACTTGGTTGACATTAATAATGTAGGTAGCAGTTGGGATAAAAAGGACAGATTGGTTGTAGCTTCTTTGACTTCTAATGATGAACTATTCCAAAATGTAGCAGAATTGCTAAACGAAGGGTTCAATCCAACCACAGCTATGTTGATTTACACAGGTAAGAGCTTATCTGACAATCAAGTGAACAAGGCTTTAAAAGGAGAAGAGATAGCACTCCCCAAAGGTGCAGAGATTAACATTGAAAGAGGAAACAAGTTCATCACCTTATGCAAGGCAGCCAAGATGGATGTTTCTTTCATCACTAAACGCTACTTCATTAGAGGCTTCAACAAATGCGCTGACAGAATAGGAGAAGAGAAAGCGTTTATGGCATTGGATAAATTAAAGTACATGGAACTGACTGATGAGAAACTAAAGCAAGTAAAAGATGAAGCGGATTTTAAAATAATGCTTGACGAAGCTCTAAAAGCATAATACATACTACGGAGCAAGCCCATGTGACAGGTGGGCTGCTCTACTTAAAATTCTTGGGTTTGGCATTTCAACCTTATAGAACTATCTCAAATTACCCATTATATGAACTTTAGACATATCTAAGATTCTATAATTGGGGTTACTGCTAACAGATTTTTAAAAGCCAACAATATATGATAACCAAGTTAGATATTCAAGAGAAAGATGGATTCCTTATCATGGAGGACTTCCCTACGAACTGCATCTTTAACAAAGTCAAAACAGGTTGCGGTGCTACGACCATAGCACTTACCAATAGCGAGAATTACATTATCGCTGTTCCAACTACTGAACTGATTGAGAACAAATGCTATCCAATTAAAGATGCAGAAGGCAATGTGAAGTTCTGGAAGAAACATGAGCGCAGGGCAGGGTTAAGCCCTATTGTTGCTAACCTGTTTGGTTTATATGGAAATTTCACCTTAGAACTAAAGAAGAAGTTAAAGGACTATCTATCTTCCACAGGAATTAAAAAGATTATTTGCACCTACGACAAGATAGATAAGCTGATGGAGTTTATCAATCCTATAGAATTTAAACTAATGATTGATGAATACCATAACTTCCTTAAACAATACTCATTCAGAGACAAGGCTATTAATGGGGTGTTGGCTCACTTTAAAGAGTTCAAATCCTATTGCTTCTTATCAGCTACCCCTATTCCAAACAATTTGAAGCCAGCAATCTTCAATGACATTACAGAGTACATGGCTGATTGGAATACAACAGATGAGATTACAGTTTATCCTTACCATACAAACACACCTTATATGGTAGCCGCCAAGTTCATCAAGACCTACCAAGCTAAAGGCTGTCTGAATGTAAACGGCATTGAAAGCAAGGAAGCATACTTCTTTATCAACAGCGTTACTGAAATCAAAGCCATACTTAAACAGACGCAATTAACAGAGGATGATTATAGAATTATCTGTGCTGACAATCCTAAAAACAGAAAAACTTTGGAAGGATATACTATATCAAGTTCTGCTGACGCTCCCAAGAAATTCAACTTCATCACTTCCAAATCATTTGAGGGTGTGGACTTCCATTCTGAAACAGGATTATGCTTTGTGGTCAGCAATGTTCAGAACAGGCACACATTGGTCAGCATTGATATGGATATACCTCAGATTGTGGGAAGAATCAGAACCAAGTCCAATCCATTTAGAAATAAAGTAGTCCACATCTTCAACACTAAAGCTACTGACCATTACACGACATTTGAAGATATGAAGCTGATAGTGGATGAGGAAGTAAAGGCTGCACAAGAAAGGGCAGATATGCTTAATAATGCCAAGCTATCAGAAGCAGCAATCAAGCAACAGGTTAATGAGATTAAGAAAGTTGGGGTTGAATCTTACCTATCCTATCAAGAGAATAAATTTATCATTAATGATATGGTAGCCAAGTTGCAGCTTTACAGCTACTATATTGCTACTGTGGTTTACCAATCAGACAAATCATTAAGAGAAACCTATGCCCAATCTGGAATAGTAACAACTAAAGGTAAATGGCATATCGCTCCAGAGAAGTTTGTCAAGGAATTAATTGCAAAGCCAACATTCAGAGAATTACATAAACGATATTGTGAAATCAAAGCAAATCCAATGACATTCGACTTGCAATCCATTGATATAGAACATGAATACCCTATTTTAGGCAGGGCTTACCGCCAACTTGGAGTGAAAGAATTAAAGCGATTGCGAACCATCAAATCCATCCAAGAGGCTTTAGGTGAAGCATAAACCTATCTCATAAGATGATTACATAAGTTTATAGTGTAACGAGCGAGGAGGTACACTACATTATTATCCCCCCTTATAGCTCTTAAATAAAAAGAATGCTTTAGAAATGTAGTCTGATGGCTGACAGAAATAAGCATTCTTATTAATCCAAGAACAGGCACGATGCACTATTGCCATAGCTTACCAATAATTTACTAATGCTCCTCATTTCCTTTGAAAGAATCTTTAGGGAAAGACATAGGACAGCCTAAGATACAAGCGAAGAAATTCACTTGTGTTTTAGGTCTGTTCCTATTAAATCCATTCAATCAATAACCATTTAATTCAATTTCATTATGAGAGATTTAGTAATTATGCCAGCTATGGCACAGCGTAGAGAATCATTAAACATGGGTGAGTTTGCAGAAGAAGCAATCATTGTGGAAGAAGTTGCAGCACCCAAAAGAGTAAACCATTTCATTGAAGCCAATACACAGGAAGTAACCTTGCAGCACTTACAACAAGACTGCATCATTCCAAGTTTTGCATCAATGGAAGAAACCATTAGTCACCAATCCTTTATAGGTGCAGTAGTGGATGCAGCTAAGGATTACTTTCATGGAGAACAGTTTGATATGCCAGAGATTAGAATCTCACACCCTATCAATGGAAGAATCCCAAGTGCATTAGGTAAAAAAGCATCTGAACTGACAGATGAAGAGAAGACTCTGTTCTATCAGAGAATGTGCTTCTGCTTTGAAATCCCATCCATTGTACATGATGAATACGGTAATCGTTTAGCGTTATCCATTGGTGGAGTGAGAGCATATAACGAGATTAACCTGTACAGTAAGAAATCTGTTGAGAGATTTAAAATCTTCATAGGCTTTCGTAATCGTGTGTGCTCAAATTTAATGCTTACTACTGACGGCTTGCAGGATAAGATAGAAGTCCTAAGCGTACAGGAACTATATGCAGCGGCATTGAATCTGTTCCATGCTTACAACCCATCCAAAGACCTGCATCTATTAAGGACACTTGGGCAGATGTCAATCTCAACAAGCGAGTTTTGTCAGATAATAGGCAGGATGAGATTATATCAAGCTCTTACACCCAACCAACAGAAACGCTTACCTCGTCTATTGTTGGGAGACAGTCAAATTAATGCAGCTTGCAGAGCATTCGTTTCTGATGCAAACTTCAAGAGTACTGGGGACAGCATTACAGGCTGGCAGCTCTTAAACCTGCTCAATGGTTCTGTAAAGTCAAGTTACATTGATAACTTCTTGGAGAGGAATCTTAACTGTACAGAGTTTGTACAAGGCATCCAACGTGCCAAATTAGGAGATAGTGAATACGCTTGGTTCTTGGGCTGAGTGGATTGTTGATTGAGAGAGGAAGGGACATCATTAACTTGGTGTCCTTTCTTTATTTTTACCAACCTATTAAACATAGTACATTATGGATATAGATTATACTGTGGGTGAAGTGGAACTGTCCTACAAACCCAAATTCAAGAAGCTGCATAAGGTAGTCAGTTCAGAGGATGCTTATAGATACTTGCTTCCTACCTATAAGGAGGGTACAATCTGTTACAAAGAATACTTCAAAGTTCTGTTCTTGAACCAATCCAGCCAAATCTTAGGCTACACTCTTATATCAGAGGGTGGAATTACTGAAACTTGTGCTGATGTAAGAGTTATCCTGCAAGCCGCATTGCTCACCAATTCAGTAACTATCATTCTTGCACATAACCACCCAAGCGGTAGCATGAAACCAAGTAGGCAGGATATGGAGATTACTAAACAGGTCAAGGATGCAGCCCAACTTATGAGGATTAAAGTTTTAGACCACATCATACTTACAGATACAGGATATTACAGTTTCGCTGATGAAGGACAGTTATAGCGTATCATCTTAAAAAGGACATTCAATTTTTAAGTTGGGTGTCCTTACTTACATAAGCTGAATGTTCGTTCAGCATTTGTAACCA